GGGGTACCATCCTTCTTAGATTGGCCTCTATATCTTGCTCTTCCGCAAGCAATAGGGCCACCAAAGCTACCGTCTTTAGGGTGAGGTTTATCCGCGGCATAAGATCCGATAGCACAGTTATAATTAAATTTTGTTAAATATGTTTGCGCTTGAGTTAATTCTATTTCAAACTCATCGAGTTTTTTATCAGAAATCTTCCGCATCTTCATAATGCCTTCAGGCTTGTCTTCTTTTTCTAAATCAAATTTCAAAAAAACAAATTCGCTATTGCGGTTTTTTATATCTGGAAAAAGATATTTAACTGCAAGGCTGTAAATATAATCCTGCAGGTTTTTTTTCTTATCCTCTCCTTTGAAAACTTGTTTGCTTGTTTTAAAGTCTCTTATGAGGGCAGAGCTTTTCTTGTCATATATAAACAGCTTATCTATGAACCCTTTGACATAATAGTCTTTTTCTCCTTCGTCTATGTGCATATCGAAATCATACTCTGAAAATGACTGGGCGGGTTTACCGTTTTTCTTGCCAAAAAAATCATAACGTAACCCTGCTGTAATCATCTCCTTAATGAGTTCCATGTTCTCTTTATCATCAACACCAAGCGCCTGAGATGTTGACAGTATTAACTTTTTAATAGAAGGGACAACGAAAGGGTCGTTGCTTTCTAAAATAGCATCATAGTAATGACGTCTTGAGGGCTTACCAAGACATTCAAAAATCAAGTGACAGACAGTACCTCGAGAAGCCCCGTCATTAGACTGATCAGGCAAACGCTGGTGATATTTGCACCAATAAAGCCACGAACACATTTTAACTGTCTTGAGGCGACTGGCTGATAGGTAAACAGGTTTTGTTTTAGACATTAGGTTGTTCTATAAGATCTTTAAGGAAATTTATTTTTTTCTTTCTTTCTGTTTTGTTTTTGATTATATTCATTCCTTCTGTGCTTTTCAGTATGGAGTAGATTTTAGATATTTGTTTTTCTTTATCTAGGGGTTTTTCATACCACTTCTCTTTAAAATTTACACCTTCTTGTTGCATATCCCCAAAGTCATTGCTTGTGGGGAGGTTGATTCGAAGCTTTGTGATGTCAAAATAATTTAAGAGTTTAATGAAAATTTTAACAGCCGCATGGAGTCCGACATTAGACTCGTCGTTATTGGTTGCGATAATAATTTGATCCAGTTCGTGGGAAAGAAGAAATGATATTTGTTTAGAGCTCAGGTCTAGTCCGCCAACAACCAAGTGGTTTAAAAAATTATTTTCAGTTAATGCGAGACTGTCTCCAATGCTTTCTACAATAATGATTTCACGCCGTTCTTGAGTGCACTCCAGAAAGGGGAACGAGCCTGTGTCGTTGGAGATGCAAATAGGATAAAGCCAGTTAGACTTACGGCCCACATGCTTCCACTTAGGAAATTCTGATTCACTCTTCCAGCGTAAATGGCGTCCCGTAAAGCCAATAATTTGAGAAGGGTCGTTTTCGTCAAAAATGGGGAAAACAAATCTACCGTTCAACTTGCCCGCGGTAGCTAGGCCTCCTTTATAGAGCTTTAATGTCAAATTTGAGACTTTTTTATCGTTATAGAATTTAAAATGAGGTAATAATTTGGATAAATATTCCAATGAGTAGATTTCGTCCATCTGTATTTTAACTTTTTGATCCTCCTTTTCAAAGGTGCTGGGTGATTTAGCCTCGCCAGAGGGCTGGATATAGCGAGATAGTGTTTTTTTGTCCTTAGTTCCTAGGGTTTTTTCCACTAAAGCTTGAAAGGGCAAAAAGGAAGTATCGTCAACATAGTCGCGCCACACCCCGGAATCTTTATATATTTGTACCGCAGTAAAATTATTTCCGTTACGCCACAAGGCGTTGGTTTGCCAATAGGGTCCGCGGTCTCGCAATTTGAACCCTAACTCATTAAGTACCTCTTTAATATCTTCGGTTTCCATTAACGTAAAAGCTCCGGAATAAAATCATCAGCAACGTTTTCGTCAGCGTCAAGCTCACCGTTGACGTCTAGAGCTCTAACCAAATCAACCATATCGCCACGCTCTTCCACGTTGAAGCCGTCCATTTGCAAATTAATAGCATTCTTGCGCAAGGAACCATCGGGCATTCTAACTGGGTTAATGGCTCGCATGTATTCAGCGCCTAGGTGGCGAGACTTTACGTTAATTAGTTTATGAGTGCCAAAGTTTGGCTCATTGGCTGTCTCGTCTAATGTTTTTTGTCTTAAAATAAACATATGAGAACAAAATTGTGTGATGCGATCTGATAGAGAGACGATACTTTCGTTATCAATAACGTCTTGTGCTTGGCGATTATTAACAATACCTTGGCGATTGCTTTGTACAGAAGTAATCATTGGAATAAGAGGACCACCATCACTTAAAATTTCTTTTTGAATAGTCTTTTTAAATTTATCTACCATCTCTCCAACAATTTGCCATTCTGACTTTGCGCCATTATTTTCAAACGTAGTTTTGATGTAATCAAAAGAAAAAATCATGGGGTTTCCTCGACCAATCTTAGAATAATAAAAACGACGCAAAGTAGCCGTCATGTTATCAACGCTCATCCCCCCCACATTATAATAATAGAACTTAATCTTTTTTACTTCCTTCCAAACAGCCCGAACCTTATTAACAATTTCTTCCCCCGCTTGTCTCCATTGGCCTGTTTCTAATAGGTTCGCTGATACTCCGCTTAACGCTGAACATTGACGCACAATCAACTCTTCTTTAGACATTTCCCCATTATCAAAATGCAACACAGGGACATCATATTCAGAAGATACCTTGGTACAGAAATCCATACAGAAACGGGTCTTGCCGACGCCTGAGCGGGCCACTATGACCGTTATATTACCCGGACGTAACAGTGAGCCATAAATATCATTAACGCGCTTATACGGGCTCATAAGGCCAAACTCAGTAACAGGGTTATTGCCTCTAACTTCTATCCATTCCTCCATCTCATCCGAGATATTGACCGGGCTGTTAGGCCCGGCGTCAAAGAAGTTTATTTTTTCATTAAAAGTGTTGTCTGCGCTCTCTATGATGTCATTATAAGATATAGAGGGTGACATTTTGCGCATAGACTCCGCCACTTTTTTTGCCCCTTCAAAAATCTCACGCCTAACTGTATATTTTTTTAACTCTTGGGCTATTTTTTCTACATTATCCGAGGAAACTTTGCGAAGCGCAAGGGAGTGTATATAATCTGAAATCTTAATGTCACTAGGAAAACTAATGTTAAGCGCATCTACTCGCTGCGACAAAAGCACCTCGTCCATTTTTTCTGCGTTCTCAAGGGCCTGCCGAAGAACGTAGAAAATTGTTTTATTTATAGAATTTTCATCAGCACAAAAATCGTTCTCATCAATAAAGCTTGCGATATTTCCGTACTTGGCTGGGTGCTTTATCAGCGCAGAAAGCAAATGTTGTTCAAGCTCTAAAGAAAATATCATACAGGGATAACTGTACTGTGAGAAAAGGAAAAAGTCAAGGTTTAATTAAAATAGTCGCGAGAGTTGACCGCCTTGTCACAGATAAACAAATCATACATAGGTTTTCCTAGTTTTAGCTCATGAAACTTGGCTTTCCATTCTTTCATTTGTTTTTGGGTTATTTTGCTGTGGTCTTTCCGTGACCCGGATCCGCGAGCGGTCCAATAAACAATAGTGTGGCCTGCGTCATAAAGGTCGTTAATTTTTTCAATGTTTTTTTTGATAGGGGTTGATTGGGTATAATCCCGATCATCCGGTGTCACACAGATAGTCTCGTCTATATCAACGTATATAATCATTTCTACGATGAGTTATCTTCTGAAAGAGCTTTTTCTCCTAGTTCCATATCGTCTAAAAATTTTTCTAATGCTTTGCGTAGTCCCATTTCCACAATCTGAGACCCAATTTTACATTGGATCAGAGGTCGCCCATCTTGGGTGACATACGCTAAAATAAAACCCCCGTCGTCACCGTCTCCTGTAAATTCAAAAAGCTTATCTAAAAAACTGTTTGGAATAGTAAATTCTTCTATGGGGCGGTCTGACATTTCTTCGTTCATTTATTATATAGTATTTACACAAGTTGTTAGCATATGGACTTATGCAACTCGTCGAAGTCTACGTTATCTTCGTGCACTTCTAAGAGTTGGATGTTGTTAAGCTCACAAAAAGATAATTTTTCGTCATCTCTTTTTAATTGATTTAAATAATTTATTTTATTATCCTTATGGAAGAACTTGTTGTACTTCGTGTGCTGTTTTCCTTGCACTTCTATAGCTATGTCTTTTGTGGCGTTATAGAAATCCAAAGTTAGACGGGAACCAACGACTGGAAACTCTTCAAAAACAACATCGCCATCCCAGAAAACTTTTAAAAAATTTTTAACCTTAGCTTGTAGTTTGCTGCGACTTCCCTCTTCCCAATTAATCAAATAATTAGTGGGCTTTTTGATACGCCGCCGTTTACCTAACAAGGTTTTAAATGTCATCTTAAACAGAAAGCACCATCTTTTTAAAATAATTCATCAGATGATCTTTAGCCTCCGGGCTTTCTTCTAGGAACTTATCGAACTGATTTTCTCCTTGTATTTTTTCAGGAAAGTCAATTTTGGCTTCGGACATTATATTAAGTAATTCGGGGTCAAATTCTATCCAACCAGCTCCTTTTCTGTGAGCAAAGTCCCATAAAAATAACATATCCAAAATTTCTTTTTCTATCCAAATGCTTTTGCCTCCTTTGCGCCCATAGATAACAGGATATTTAATAACTGCATTGGTCTTTTCATTAGGGCTTTTTTTGACTGTGATTTTGGCGAAGTGACC